GTGCGAACCGCTGCCAATTCTATGCGATCTACCCTACAAAAAGCTGTAGCTAGTATAGATGCTGCAGGTAATGTTACTGCTGGTAAGCTAGCAGGTAAAATAAGTGGAGAGCAAGCTCAGAGATACTTAGCCGAAGTCGACAGACATATAGCAGGCCTTGGTAGTACTACAGAGAAAGTAGTCAGAGGCAACACGGCTAGATTGAAAGTGTACTATGCAAAATGGAACCTATGGCAGACAAGCATCACAGCTGGGGCGATGGAGTTTGCTTCAATAACTGCTAACTCTTTACAGTCTTCCGCAAACGCACTAGCTACTAAGGGTTGGTCAGCCGGTCTTAAAGAAATTAAAGAAAATATTAAGGGCACAACAGAGAGTATGTATGGGATGCACAAAGCTGCTTCCTATGCTGGTGCTGGTATGGCAATCTTAGGAAAAGCGGCATCTACTGCCATGTCTGCATTTATGTGGATATTCATGATTAAGCAAGCGTTTGACATGATTAGCAGTTGGATGAAGACCGACGAAACTAAAGCCAAAGAAGAAGCCATGAAAAAGCTCGAAGAAGGCTATAAGAGCCTGACTGTAGCTGCAAAGAAATATAGTGATCACTTGGCAGTGGCTGCAGCTATAGAGGAATCAACTACTAAAGACACAATCGATAGAGCTAAGTTGTTATCAAATGCCGCCAAGAGCTGGGCAGATGAAGCTACTGCTCAGTTAGATAATATCTCGTCATCTATAACTGTAACACTGCAATATGAGTCAAATAAAGATGTGTTAGGCAAAGACCTAGCTACTATGCAGAAATGGGTTGATGACAAGCAAAAAACTATTGATAAAGGGTTAGCAGCTCCAGGTAGTTTTGCGCGTAACAACATGGATACAGCAGCTAATAATCAGTACTCTCACCTTAAAACTGCTGATGGGGCTGCGGTAGAAGACTTTGATAAGCTAAAACAGTATATGAAAGAGGCTACAAAGCTGGCAACTGCTCTAGTGTCAGAGGAGAATAAGGAATCCATATTTCAGTACATGGATTCCTTACCAAAAGAGGCTACAGCTCGTTTAGAGAGTGCACTAGTAGGGCAACCCTCTATAGGAGCGCTTCTTTTTAGTGCCCGCGAGGGAGATGGGGACATATCTGAAGAAGAGTATAGAAAAATAATTGCTTTCTTTGGTAAGGTTAATGACGAGTACGCGTTCCAAGCTAAAGCGTTTTCTGATACTACGCTGTCTATGTCTATGCTGCCATCAAAAGATGTTACTGATTATTTCAAAACTGTCTTTCCTGAAGCTATGGGCAAAGGTCAAGCTGCTGTAGTTGGTATGTCAAATACTTTAGCAGAAGCTATAACATCGATTGGTGATGTAGGAAGTGACATAGCAACTACAGAGTCTTTGAAAACCTTAGCTGAGCAGTCTGACCAGACTATGAAACGTCTTGGGTTGGTCAATAAGCAGATTCTTACCCAAGAAGTCCTAACAAGTTTAAAAGCTGGTACCCTAAGCGCAGAAGATTTCCAAAAAGTGGTAGTTGCGGGATTAGAAGATGCAAAGGAAGCAGCTTCTGAGTTTGCTCTGTCCCTAGCACCTTTAGTAACTAAGGGTCTTGGTAACAAGTTGTTAGTAGATACCCAAGCGTACTACGCCGAGTTAGCTACTTACAGTCAGGTTGTTCAGAGTTACAACGATAAAGAAGTAAAAACAGACAAAGATAAAGCACTGCTTAGATCAGCCTCAATAGGTATGGGAAAAGCCATGCTACAGCTACTAAAAGAGCAGAAGACTGTTGAGGATGCTATAGCTGAAACCGGTCTGTTAATAAATGGTAGAGGCGCAGCAAGAGAGAAAATCCTTGCTAAGCAACATGAAGCACAAAAAATTTATTACGACAAACAGAGAACGATAGCAAAAAGTAGGGAAGGCATAACGGAAGCTGAGAAAGAATCCTTGGACCTGTTATATGACCAGCAAATAATAGCTGCTAATTTAGCTGAGGCTGAGAGAATAAGACTGAAAGCAGTTACTGAGTACGCTGCTGCGTTAAAGTCAGTAACTGCTGAATTAGCGAAACAAGCGGCTATAACTGAGAGTAGAAAAATCCCTGGTATGGTTAGTACTAATGATCGAAAGGGACGTCTTGAAACTACTGTATACAATAATGCAGGACAAGCTACAGTAATGCAGGCTAAAGCATTAGCGAAGATTAATGAAGACGCTGCTCTTAACGTTCTTGCTACTCAGAGACAAGGCCTAGAGCTTGCCCATACTACGGCTGAAAATAACCTAGCTTTGGCTCAGAATACTCTCAATTCCTATAGGGAAGAAGATGGTAGTTTCAAAGCAGATACTAATGCAGAAACTTTAAACGCTGCTAAGTTAGCAGTAACAAACGCGGAAACTAATGTTGTTACAGCAGAAAATAGTTTAGTTACCCATGATGCTATAACCACTCCTAACGCTGAAAGAGACGCAGAGTTAGCGCGGATCAAATCTGTTAGTGATGCCTCCCTCGCCTCCCTTGCTAGACAGCAAGCAGCACGCGATGTGAATACTGCTAAAACACTACGCGATACGGATCTGGCTAGTCAAGCAGCTCTAGCCGCTGTAGCTGCAGAAAGAGATGCACATGATAGGTACTGGGCTACTCAAGGCACTAACAACTCTGAACAGCGTATCGTTGAAGAAGATAGGCTGAGAAGAAAGGAAATCGTTGCTGCTTTTACTGCCGAAGAAAACTCTTTACTAGTACAACAGGCAGCTGTGAGAGCACAAATTGCAGCCCTAGAGACTGGTATAGCTAACAAAGACATTAACCCAGAAGGTAAAGCTGCTCTTGAAGCTGCTTTAGCTAAGGCTCAGAGCGAGCTACAAGTACTGAAACAAGAACGTGCAGCCGGTGTAGTTGCTGAGTATAGTAAACAGGAAGGCGTAAATGCTGACTCTAGACAAGCTCAGATAGATCACCCTGCGTCAGTTTCAATGGCATGGAAGCACGCTTCTCAGGAAATAGGTAAGAACCTTAAGTCCATCGAAGAAACTTTCGCTGACGGACTTATTGCAGGTTCTAATAAGTTTGCTGATAGCTTTGTAGACTTGATAGCTGCTGGTGACCTAACTGCAGAATCCTTCGGACGAATGACTGCTAGTATCTTGGCAGATATGGCTAAGATGATAGCTAAGATGTATATCATGAAGGCAATCCAAATAGGTATGGGCAGCTGGGGCGGCCCTAGTGGTAGTGTTGGTTCTGCTGCTTCAGATATGGGTGCTGGTGGTCATGGTCCTGGTTCGGGTAGCATGATGGGTATGGCGCGAGGTGGTGTAGTAAATAGACCTACTCGCGTAACTTTCGGGGAAGCAGGAGCAGAAGCTTTTGTACCTTTACCAGATGGTAAGAATATCCCTGTAGTTATGAGCCTACCAGAAGGTGGTGGAAACGGCGTTACCAACAACGTTAACGTTAGCGTTAGTGTAGAAAGCTCTGGAAAGACCAATACTACGGCTACCGGTGACGACGCTGGTGCATCCAGTACAGGCAAGATAATCGCCTCTATTGTGCAACAGGAACTTATGAAACAATCTAGACCTGGTGGTCTACTAAATAGAGGTTAAAGATGTCAGATGTTTTTTCATATATACCCTCTACTGGGTATTCTAAACAGGCTAATACTAGAGTTAGGGCTATAGAGTTTGGGGACGGTTACGCACAACGTTCCCCAGATGGTATAAATAATACTAAGTATACTTGGGAACTATCCTTCAATAATAGACGATACGACGTCATAAATGACATTGAAGCGTTTTTTATTGATAAGCAAGGTAGTCGACACTTCTTGTGGACTCCGCCGGATGAATCGGTGGAGTACACAGTAGTTTGTGCGAATTGGAGTAGTAATATCGGCTCTCCAATCCATAAGTCACTTAGTTGTACTTTTGAGCAGGTATTTATCTAATGTCGCATCCAATACCTCCTTTAGTAGAGACACTCAGTTCTCTTGAACCAACTTCTATGGTCACGCTCTATGAGATTGACTTTAGAAGTTTGGGGCTGTCTCCCAATATTAATACTGTCATCGACGTAGATGTTGGTACACCTACCGGAGCGGCTAATAATACTCCCGTTAATACCTCCATCGACATTCAGGTCCCTTCTGTTGGGACTATACTACCTACTGGATTTATACTTAGTGTTCCTAGCGCGGGGGCAGTGACCTGGAAGTCTAGTGATACAGTAACCTTCACCCCTGCTACTGACTACACTGGGTACTTAGCTATAACTGTACCAAGTTCAGAAGCTATAATATACTTCCATAGTGGACTTAACGAACTAAACTCCTCCGTAGTATGGCAGAGCAATATATACCAGCCTCTTCCAATACTTGCGGATGGCTTCGAAGCAAATCCTAGCGGGCAACTACCTAGACCTAGACTAATAGTTGCTAACGTTATGAGTATAATTAGTACTTATATAGAATTATTTGACGACTTGTTAGGCGCACAGGTCATACGTAGAAGGACTTTTGCTAAGTATTTGGACCCCATAAACTTTGAAGGTGGTGTGAACCCTTATGCAAGCCCAACGTCTGAACTGCCACCTGATTTGTATAGAATAAACAGAAAAACGATGGAAACCAAGCTTCAGGTAGAGTTCGAATTAGTAGCGGCTTGGGACATAGAAGGTGTACAACTACCAAGAAGACAAGTACTACAAAACTTGTGCTCTTGGGAGTACAGAAGCTCAGAATGTGGTTATACTGGGGGACCTGTAGCAAACGCCTTAGATAAACCGGATAGTCAACCAGAGAACGATAGTTGCGGTAAGCGACTTAAAAGTTGCAAACTTAGATTCGGTAATAATGGTGAGCTACCATTCGGTGGGTTCCCAGGAGCAGGAGTATCTAGATGAGTTTTATAAACCCTGCAGTAGTACATGCTAGGGCGGAAGCGCCTAAAGAGTCCTGTGGTTTAGTAGTACAGGTTGGAACTTCTGCTGAATACGTACCCTGCAATAACATTTCCATGGATCCTGAGAACGAGTTTATACTTGACCCACAGGACTATGTGAAAGCGGCAGACAAAGGCAAAATTTTATCAGTTGTTCACTCACATAAAGATAATAGCCTACCTAGTGAATTTGATGTTAGTTCTTGTAACAGAGGTAACGTACCTTGGGTAGTAATAAATACCTTAGATGGTACATATACTACTATAGAGCCAGCAGACTATACAGACCTACCTTTAGAGGGACGGCCTTTTGTATATGGCATTCTTGACTGCTTTACCGTAGTCCGAGACTATTATAAACGAGAGTTGGGTATAGTTTTAAAAGACCCGCATAGGCCAGAAGACTGGTGGAATGAGCCAGGCATGAATTTGTATGTAGACAGTGCGGAACAATGGGGCTTTCATAGAGTCCAAGAAATTAAAGATCACGATGTAATTTTGATGCAGATGGGCTCTAAAGTAGCTAACCATGCAGCCGTCTACATAGGAGATGGTAAAATATTACAGCACCTAGATAACAGATTATCTAAGGTGGACCCATACGGCGGTTTTTGGGTGAAGTGCACACACAGTATTTGGAGGCACAATGGCAGAGATTAGACTATATGGACACTTGAGCGATAGTTTTACCGACAAGGTTTCCTTGCTAGTGTCCAGTTTTCCGGAAGCAATACGAGCACTGAGTATGAACTTCCCCACTTTTAGTTCTGAGATGGTAAAAGATAATAGACAGTACAAGGTATTCGTAGATAACTCCCAACTATCAGCAGATAATCTTGGCTTAGCGCCTGTAGGAGATAAATCAGTAATTAAGATCGTACCAGTACTGGAAGGGGCTGGAGAAGGTAAAGACCCTCTCGCTTTGATACTTATAGGGGCAATGATAATTGCCACTGGAGGATTTGGCCTAGTAGCAGCAGCAGGTGGAGCAACAACAGGACTTACCGCTTTCGCAGCTAATATGGCAATGGGGATAGGTTATTCTCTTATTGCCGGGGGTATTACAGCCTTAATGCAAGAAGGGCCTGCAGACGAAGTAGACCCCAACAGTTCTAATACAATAGGCGCTGTGAATACCACAGCACAAGGTGCTGCTGTTCCTATAGGGTACGGTAGAATGAGAGTTGGCAGCGCTGTAATTTCTGCAGCTATAGATATAGATCAAGGCTTTCGGGCTCCTTTAAAGTATGTCACAGTAGAGGGCGTTCCAGAGCTAGTTGTGGTGGGAACCTTGTATGTCGACCCTGAAACACTTCCGGAACTCTTGGCAGATCAGAATTATACCGAATAAACTTAATAATAGAGAGTAAATAAATGTCTAAACTAATAATTGGTAGAGGTGGCGGTAAAGGCGGAGGCGGTGGCTCCGAGTCCCCCAATACTCTAAAGTCTCAATCCTACGCTAATATAATAGACTTACTCTGCGAAGGCCCGATAGAAGGGTTTTACCATGGTGCAGGTGAAGAAGAGCAGGATATATACTTAGACGGCGTCCCTCTCAAGAGGCCTGATGGTAAATACAACTTTAGTAACTATACTTACGAACTGAGGTCCGGTACTCAACACCAAGATGCACTAAATGACTTCCCTATCGAGGTGCCTTACTCCTTCGGTGATATAGCGTCTTTTGATACTCCCTCTATTCAGAGCATCCAACATACTTCAGTAGTAGATGCTCTTAAGGTTATAGTAAGTGTAGATTCCTTGCATGAGTCTAACAAGGAATCTGGTGACCTATACGGCCACTATGTAAACTACCGTATATCTTTAAGTATAGACAATGTAAACTTCATAAAGCGAGTTGAGGATGGTATTTCAGGCAAAACAATGTCTGTATACGAAAAAGCTGTAACTATTGATATTCCGAGCGACTGGAAAGGTAAACCTATCTTTGTACTTCTTGAGAGAATTAGCCCGGATGACATAAAAGCAGTAGAGACCAATGGTGATATAACTCAAAACAGTCTTCTAAGACTCAAAACTGTTAATGCGCTAACGTATGATAGACTAACTTACCCCAATTCTGCTCTTGTTGCACTTAACATAAACTCCGAGTACTTTTCCAGTGTGCCAACTAGATCGTACGACCTGAAGCTTATGCAGGTTCTAGTTCCTTCGTCTTCATTTTACACCCCAGAGACTAGAGAGTACAATAATCCAGGTGGGGTGCAGTGGGATGGAAGCACTGTATTGGCTTGGTCAGATAACCCAGCATGGTGCTTCTATGACCTATTAACAAACTCTAGGTACGGGCTGGGTAAGTACTTAAAGCCTCATATGATAGACAAATGGGAACTATTTAAAATCGCTAAGTACTGTGATGA